CTTGGGGTGGCGCAATGGGAGAGGCAAGTGAGATGAGGAAAACTGCAGCTCTATTAGAAAAAATTAGTGGAGAGATTGCTGATATTTACATAAAAAAAACAAGATTACCTTATAATAAGGTACAAGAAATGATGGACGAAGAAACTTGGTTAAGTGCTGATGAGGCATTTAGTTTAGGTTTTGTTGACTCTATCTCTGACGCTATAAAAGTAGCGGCTAAATATGACGTTTCTAAGTTTAAAAACATAACAGACAAGGAAATTCAAAATAAACTAAGTGTTAATTTAAAAAGTAAAAAAATGACTGAAGAATTGAAAAGTTGGTTTAACGCTAAAGTTGAAGAAATCATTGCTAAAGTAAAAAATAGTAATGAGTCTGAAACTGCTGACGTTAAAGAGGTAGAGGTAATGATGGCTGATGACAAAGAAGTTTCTGAGAAACTTACAAGTTTTGAAGCTAAAGTTACTGAGCTTGATGGTTTTGTTGCTGAATTGAATGGAGAAAAAGAAACTCTTACTCAAGAAGTAGAAAGACTAAATGCTTTAATAAGCAAAGCTGATGCAAAGGGTACTGAGATTTCTACTGATGGAGACCCTGCAGTAATAGATAACAAAGTAGAAAACAAAGAAGAAAATTTCTTCAATGCTCTAGCAGCAAAATTAAAATAAATATAAATAAATAAAATAAATAAAAAATGGCAAATATAGCACTAGATGGATTAGGAGCAAATTATCAAGGTCAGTACGCTTCAAAAATTTTATTAGAACCAATGTTTCGTTCTGATGATATTATGCGTAACTATACGATATACCCTAATGTAAAATATAAGCAAAATTTAATGTTAGCTCCTAAATTACAAGGAATCACAGCATTAAACACAGGTTGTTCTTCAACTAACACTTGCAACCCTGCAGGATTTACTATTGCTCCAAAAGTAATTACAGTAGAAAATGTATCGGTTAAACAAGTACAATGTTGGGACGAGTTTAAAGACCAATTTATTGTTGAGTCTTACAGAGCAGGAATTAATATGCCTGACTTAACAGGAACTGAACTAGCAAATGTAATCTTAAACAGAGTAAGAAGCGGAGTTCAATCAGATGTAGTTAGAAATATGTGGGCAGGTGATTCATCAGTTAATGCTTCAGGTGCAACTTGTTCTTACAAGTGGGCTGATGGTCTATGGAAAGCTTTATCAGTAGGTACTGCTGTAAATGGCACTAGATTAAATGAGGTTACTGCAACTAATGGTGCTGCTGCTAACTACAATACTGTAGGAGGAAGTATTACTGCTTTAGATGCTGCACAATTATTAACTACTGTATTTGATACTGCTCCTGCAGAATTACAACAAACTCCAGCAGGAGAAAAAAGAATGTTTGTAACTCCAAACATTTATAATGCGTATTATGGTGCTTTAACAGCTCTTGCTCCAACAGCAGGTTCAGTTGATTATGGACATTCAGAAGCTCAGTCAGGTGTTAATTACCCAAGACTAAGATTCAGAGGTGTAGAAATAGTATGTATGTATGAGTGGGATACAGCTTTAACAGCTTTAACTCCTGCTTTATTTGTAATGCCAAATATGACAGGTGCAGGTGCTGCTAAAAACGCTAAGAATGGTTGTATCTATGCTGCTAAAGACAATTTAATGATAGGTTCAAACGTAACTGACCCTGATAATCAATTAAAAATGTTTTATGATGAGGTTTCTGATAATATGTATGTAAGAGCTAACTTTACAATGGGATTCCAATATGGTTGGAACTCTTTAGTAACAGGAGCTTGTTTAATTAAATAATCATTAACTTAAAAAATAAAACAAAATGGCAATAGATTCAGGATTATTAGTAGCTTGTGGAGATTTAAACGCTGTTGGTGGTATTAGACAAATTCTTTTAACGGATTTAGATAATATTGCTACTGTTGCGCCAACTTCACTTAACGCTACACACACCTTAACAGGTTTAACTGCAACTAACCCTTGGGCTAGATTTGAGTTCAAAAATGAAACTGCATCTCTTACAATAACAGGAGCAAAAGAAGGGGGAAGCACATCTTATGAGTGTGCTGTTTCTTTCTATATTCCTAATTGTGATGGTGCAAGATTTCACGCACTTACAAATCTAGAAAGTACTTGTCCTGTAGCTCTAGTACAGTTTAATTCAGGCAAGATGATGGTTGTAGGGTGGAGTTATAAGTATGCAAATCAAGGTCAAGGGTCAACTCCTTGGGATAGAAATCAAACTTATGCTAACTTAACAAGCGTTGAAGGTGGAAGTGGAGCTGCTTATGCAGACGATAATGGAGTTACAGTTACTTTAACTGCAAGACAATTTGAATTACCTCTTGAATATACAGGGGCAATTACAGTTGTAGCGGGAGATTTAACAGCGACTACATCTTAATAATTATAGATAAGGCAGGGAGTTATTAAAAGCTCCCTGCTTATATCTTTTCATTATGTGCGATTGTGATAAAATAAATATCTTATCTTTACCCTCGTACTTAAAAATATATACAGATATGGCAAAATATAAAATTAATAAGGATTACGAAGGTTTAAGAAGTTCGGTATCTAATTTTGGTACAGTATCTTGGAGTGATGCTACACAAGAAATTTTAGCTCATCTTTACGAAGATAGAAATTTTACCTCAATAATTATTAAAACAACGTCTAATGAAGAAAGCAACACTAAGAAGTCAAACAAAAAAAGCGAGTCAATTAAGAAAGACAGCTAAAAAAAGCAATACTTTTGAGTTTGGTGTTTTTGATTTAGCAATACCGCCAAACATAACAGAAGTAAAAGATATAAAAAATGTTAATACTAAATGGATTCCATTTGGTAAAGACAATTTATTCCCACAATATTTAGCAGAATTAAAAAGAAAGTCATCTACACAGAGAAGTGTACTTGCACAAAAAACTGTTTTTACAAGTGGAGCAAAATTTGTTTGTAGAAATAAAAATTTAGAAAAATTTATAGAAGACGTTAATGCTGACCACGAATCTTTAAGAGATGTGTTTAAAAAATTAGCAGACGATTATTACACTTTTGGTAATGCTTATATGGAATGTGTTAAGTATGATGGAGGTGTAAATATATATCATTTAGACGCCACTACAGTTAGAATGGCTAAGTCAAAAAAAGAGATATATGTAAATTCTGATTGGTGTAAGTATTGGAATCAAGAAGATAAAATGTATAGACTTCCAATCTATCCAAGAGTAGCTCACAATAAATTTGTAATTCATTTTAAAGACTACGAGCCTACTTTTAACTACTATGGTCTTCCTGACTATGTAGCTGCATTAGAGCATATTGCAGTAGACTATGAGATTGGCAAATGGAATCACACTAAGTTTTTAAATGGCTTTCAACCTTCAGCTATCGTAGAGATTAATGGGGATATGGGAGAAGAAGAAGCTCAAAAAATGGTTACAGAAGCACAAAAGAAATTTGTAGGAGAAGGAAATAATGGTAAAATATTATTTATAGTTAAAAATGGAGACACAGCTCCTGCTAATGTTCAAATTATAAAAGACGACCAAGAAGGTAGTTGGCTTGAACTACAGCAAATTACAGACCAAAACATTATTACAGCTAATAGATGGCAGCCGTCTCTTTCGGGTATTGTTAGTTCAGGTAAAATGAATAACACGGGTAGTGAAATTAGAATAGCTTATGACCTAGTAATGACTACTGTAATTAGAGATACGTCAGAGCTTATATTAAACGGTATTAGAACTGTTTTATATAATGAAATGGGTTATGACCCTAAAGAGTTAACTATACACTATGAGCCGCCAATCTCTTACGCTAATGATGTAGACATAAGAGAAGTTTTAACTATTAACGAGCAAAGAAGATTAATAGATGAAGATTTACCAATGTTAGAAGATGGAGATATGTTTGTTGCAGACAGAGAAGTTATAGTTGTTGAAAAAGATGAAGATGGAGATGGTAAAATAGATGAGTCAAAAGAAATAACAGTAGAACAATAAAATGGGAAATACTAAACAATATACTACATTAGTTTCAGCAGGAGAAGTAATTGAAAAAACATTTACTAATAAAAACACAGACCCTGTTTTAGTTTCTGAAAACACTATTGTTCTTTCAGAGCTTGCTCATTTAAGACCATTGCTTGGAGAAAAATTTTATGCAGAACTAAAATTACAACACGATAACGGAACTTTAACTACTGCTAATCAAACTTTTATGACATATTATTTAGAAGATACTCTTTGTTGGTATGTTAGGTTTGAGGTTGTAAACGATATTATGAGTAATATTACATCAAGCGGTGTGGTTCATAATGTAGATGAGTTTTCTAGAATTATAACTCCTAATGATTATAATACTTTTAAGCAAGACACATATAGAAAAGCAGAGATATTTGCAAATGATATGATGGATTTTTTAAATGGAGCAGACCAAGCAGGTCTATACCCTACGTTTAATTCTAACAAACCTAAAAGTTTAAGTAATACATATAAAAATCACGGAATGATATTTTATGATAGTATATATGGATATAACGGAATAGAAGGCTGTATGAGTTGCGGAACTTCTTATGTTAATGGAAATGAGTGTAATTGTGGTTGTACTGATTGTTAAAAATAAATAAATTATGGCAGCAAACGAACATAAAAATTTAACTGACGCTAATAGGCATAATCCAAAAGGATTTGAAACTGCTAACAATGATACAATATTAAGCAAGGGAGTTGGTTCTGCTACTACAGGAACAGATGGTAGTTTAGAGTGGATTGAAAAAAACACTATAAAGCAATCACTCTTTAACATACAGGGATATGTTACTTCAGGAAATTCAAATTATTATTATGGTGCTAATATGACTGATGGTCAATCTCCAAACGAATATAATCAAGGTTTTGGTGCTGCTGTTATAGGAAATCAAACTATAGATGGTGGAGATTTTTTTAAAGTAAGCTCTATAACAGTAACTCAAGCCTGTAGTTTAAGACAAATATTTTTATCAGGTAATTGTACTACTACTTCTGCTGTAACAGTTGCTGTATGTAAGCTTACTCTTTCTAACACTTCAGCTCCTGACGCTATAACTCCTATATTATTACAAGAAATATCTTTTACAGGTTTAGCAAGTCTTGATAAAGTAATTAAGGTAGCCAATACTTCTGCTGATGGTGTTTTAACAAGAGGAGATTTATTGTTTGCAATGGTTAAGACTGCTACTGCAGCAACAGCATTTTTTAAATTAGGAATAGAAGTGGGATATGATAATTAATAATGACGATATGAAAGACACAATACAAGATACTATTCAAGTAGGAATAGCAAATGCAGGAGCAATAGGAATTTCTTTAGCTCATATTAACGAGGTTTTAACTACTATATCTCTTTTAATAGCTATTGGTTTTTCAATTTATAAATTTACAAAAACAAAAAAATAATATGGCAAGTACAGTAACGGCAGCAGACTTAACAGTAACTATTACAGAATCATACACTTTAAATGGTGTTAGTTATGGTAATACAACAAATAAAACTTTTACATCTAATGGTCAAGTAGACCAAAGAATAATGAATGTATCAATAACAACCGAAAGAACTTTATTTAATTTTGGTTCAGTAGATAGTGCAGGAACAGGAGTTGCTGCTGATTATGTTTATTTTAGAGTAACTAATTTAGATGATACTAATTTTGTTAGCCTTAGACTATATAATGGAGATGATAGTTTTTGGATTAAATTAGCCGCAGGAGAGTCTTTGTTATTAATGAACAATGAAATAGATGCTATTGCAGACAGTTCTACTTTTGGTGCGTTTGAAGATATTACTTTAGTAGCAGCTAAAGCAGATACAGCAGCTTGTGATGTAGAATTTATTGCAGTTACATCATAATGGCTAAAAAAAGAAAACTTAATTCTACTAATCCAAAATATCTTGGAAAAGTTGTTGAAATAAAAAACAACAAGAAATTAATTAGAGAAATAAAAGGAGTAAAAATTTACGCAGTATATAGTG